GCGATCTGGGAAAGATCATCAAGGCGGTCAACTACGACTCTGAGGCCGCCCTCGGCAACCTTGGAAGGCTGGTGGCTGAGCAATTGCAGGAGTCCATCCGAGAATTTACCGATCCGCCGAACGCGAAGTCAACGATCTCCAAGAAGGGCTTCGATAAGCCCCTGGTCGACTCTGACCACATGCTGAACAGCGTCGACTCTGAGGTCAAGTCATGAATCTCCATTCGATCGTCGGCCCGATTGTCGCTGCGGTGAATCCGTGGGTGACAGCATTCATCCAGCCATCGCAAGGCTACGCGACCAATGGTGATGGCTCGCGCGTGCCGGCATACGGAGATGCGATCGCCGTCCAAGTGCAGATGCAGCCGCTGCAATACAACGACCTGATACAGGTCAGCGGGCTGAATCTTCAGGGCGAGCGCAAGGCGATGTACGCCAACGGCGAATGGGATGCGGTCGTGCGCTCCACGCAAGAGGGCGGCGATCTCGTGACGCTTCCGGATGGCTCGGTATGGCTTCTGGTGTTCCAGTTCGAGGATTGGAGTATGACCGGGGGCTGGACAAAATTTTGCGTCACAAAACAGAATGGCAGCTAAATGAGCGTCACACTTTCCCTCACTGAAAGCCAGACACTGACGGCTCTCCGCTCGTTTCTGATCTCGATTCTTCCCGCTGGAACGGAAGTCGTGAAGGCGCAGGACAACCGCGTCCCGGAGCCGCGAGGGGAGAACTTCGTGACCATGACGCCCATCCTGCGCGATAGGCTGGAAACGAACGTCCACACCTATTCGGACGGCTATCCAAGCGCTCCCAGCACAAAGTCTATTTTGGAGCCAACGAAGGTCACGGTGCAGCTGGATGTGCACGGTCCTGCGAGCGCCGACAACGCGCAAGTGATTTCGACACTGTTTCGTGATGAATACGCAGTCACGGCATTCGCTGCAACCGGCTTTGACGTGACACCCCTTTACGCCGACGACCCGAAGCAAGTCCCGTTTGTGAATGGCGAGCAGCAGGTCGAGGAGCGCTGGATTGTCGAGGCCGTCATGCAGTGCAACCCGTCCATCACTGTCCCGCAAGACTTTGCGGCAAGCGTGCCGACCATAAGTTTCGGCAATCCACTTCAGTAGCTTCGCTGATTTTCTAGCCCGATTGAACTCAACCCGGCCGCGCGCCGGGTTTTTCGTTTCTGAGCCGCCCACTGAGGCGGTTTTTTCATTTCTGGAGCATCTATGCAGAGCATTCCCGCATCCGCCATTGCGAGCGTCGTCGCCAGCGTTATCTCGGCCGGCGGATCGGCTCTGGATCTCAATGGCCTCGCCCTGACGGCGAATACGCGCGTTCCGATTGGCGCCGTGCTTTCGTTCCCGTCAGCGCCTGCGGTTTCCTCCTATTTCGGCCCTACGTCGACCGAGGCTGCGGACGCCGCGATCTACTTCGCCGGATTCGCCGGATCGAATGTGCTGCCCGGTGCGATGCTATTCGCCCAGTACAACCAGTCAGCCGTATCGGGGTATCTGCGTGGCGGGAATATCTCCGGCTTGACGCTCGCGCAACTCCAGGCGTTCAGCGGCACACTGACGATCACCTTCGCCGGCGTGGCACTGACGTCCAGCACCATCAACCTTGCGACGGCAACGAGCTTCTCGGACGCTGCGACCCTCATTGAGGCAGGCTTCACGTCGCCGCCGTTCGGCGTTACCTACGACAGCGTATCCGGCGCATTCGTTTTCACCAGCACGTCGACCGGCGCGACGGAAACGATCACTTTCGCGACGGGCACGCTGGCAGCGGATCTGATGCTGACACAGGCAACTGGCGCAACCCTGTCGCAGGGTGCTGCCGCTGTAGCGTCGCCCTCGGCCTTTATGGCTGGCGTCGTCGGTCAGACAACCAACTGGGCAACGTTCTTCACGACGTTCGATCCGGACAACGGCACCGGCAATGCGATCAAGTACCAGTTCGCGCAATGGAACGGCCAGCAGGGCAACCGCTATGCCTACGTTTGCTGGGATACCGACATCACGCCGACTGAATCGACGGATGCCGCAAGCTGTCTGGGGCAACTCATCAAGGCCGCCGGCATCTCTGGAACTATCTTGATCTATGAGCCGAGCGATTTGGGCCTTGCCGCGTTCGTATGCGGCGCAGTCGCATCGATCGACTTCACGGAAGTAAACGGCCGTATCACCCTAGCATTTAAGTCTCAATCTGGGCTGGTTGCAAGCGTCACGAACCAGACCGTCGCATCGAACCTGATCGCGAACGGCTACAACTTCTACGGCGCCTACGCGACAGCGAACCAGAGCTTCATCTTCTTCTATCCCGGCTCAATCAGCGGCCCGTACGCGTGGGCGGATAGCTACGTCAATCAGATTTGGCTGAACAACGCGTTCCAGCTCGCGATGATGACGCTACTGACTTCTGTCAAGAGCCTTCCATTCGACGCCGCTGGCTATGCGCTGGTTCGGGCTGCGTGTATGGATCCGATCAATGCAGGGTTGAATTTTGGCGCCTTCAGCGGCGGCGTTGCTCTGTCGGCTGCGCAAATCGCGGAAGTCAATAACGCGGCTGGTACTGCCATCGACGCCACGCTTTCGTCGCAGGGCTGGTATCTGCAAATCCTGCCCGCTACCGCGCAAGTACGCGGTGCCCGCACGTCGCCTCCGATGACGTTCTGGTACATGGACGCCGGCTCGATCCAGTCTTTGAATCTTGCGTCGGTCGAAGTGCAGTAAGCCCGGCATCGCCAATCCATTCTTTAGCCCGCCTCGCGCAAGCCTGGCGGGCTTTTCATTTTAGGAGCCGACACCGTGGCATCCATTACAAGTGCAAACAGCGTCCTTATGCTTGGGGTCGCTGGGCTTTACACCGTTCCGCAGCAGCTGCAAGGTTTCGGCGCCGATGACATGTATTCCATCGAGGCTGTTGAAACGAAAGAGGTGATGCAGGGCGTGGACGGCGTTCTCAGTGCTGGCTGGATCCCTCAAATCAAAACGATGAGCATCACGCTTCAGGCGGATAGCGCATCGAACACGTTCTTCGAAGCCTGGTATGCCGCCGAAGAAGCTGCCATGGATACGTATTTTGGGTTCGGAACGATCGTTCAGCCGGCGGTGAATAAGGCCTACACGCTGACTAACGGCGTGCTGACCAACTACACGCCGCTCGCCGAAGCCAAGAAGGTTTTGCAGCCGCGGAAATTTCAGCTGAAGTTCCAAATGGTCATCGGAGTGCCGACATAATGGCTCGCAAGACCCTTACCATCACCATCGATACAAACGGGCGCGACCAGGGTAAGACGTACCTGTTGCGCGAAATGCCGTCGTCGCAGGCTGAAAAGTGGGCGGCTCGCGCGCTTCTCGCTATGGCGAAGTCCGGTGTCGAGGTTCCGGATGACATTGCTACCGCTGGCCTTGCCGGCGTCGCGGCGCTAGGCATCAAAGCACTTGGCGGAATGGCCTTCGAAGATGCTGAGCCGCTGCTTGACGAAATGTTCGCTTGTATCTCGTTCATTCCAGATCCTTCGCGCCCGCAAGTTGTGCGGGGGTTGATCGAGGACGACATCGAAGAAATTTCGACGCGACTGCGTCTTCGCAAGGAAGTGTTCTTTCTTCACGTCAATTTTTCTATGCCCGCCGCAGGCTCAATCTCGACCTCATTGCCGGCGACGGGCGCAGTTACGCCGAGTATGTGAACGTTCCGCGCACGATAGGCGCCGTCATTTCCTCGCGCCTAGCAACGCTGGTCGAGCTAGACACAGTCCTGGGCATGGAAGATGTCTACGATCTGCTCGAGATTATCAGCGTCGACGCCCACAACAAGCACATCGCATCCCAATCGCAGGACTGAGCTATGAATGTAGTTGACGCTCTCGTCGTAACCCTTGGCCTTGACTCCAGCGGCTTTACGAAGGGCTCCAAGGATGCTTCGGAGGCCCTCAAAAAGACCCGCGATAACGCCGACACGACCGCAAAGGAGATGGAGGCGAAGGGAAAGCAGGCGGCGCAGTTCTTCGGCCAGGTCAAGAATCAGGTCGTCGGACTGCTGGCGGTTTTCACGGCTGGCAAGGGGCTGTCTTCGTTCATGTCGGACGTCGTCTCCAGTGATGCAGCCGTGGGACGCATGGCGAAAAATATCGGCATGTCCACCGACACTCTGTCTGCATGGCAGGGCGTAGCTGAGCGCGCAGGCGGATCGGCGGCCGGTATCTCTGGCTCGCTCAAGGCGATGGCGCAGCAGATGGCGCAGATCTCGATAACCGGCACGCCCGGCGCACAGGTACTGCAAAGCCTGGCGATGGCCGGCATCAACATCTCGAAGTACTTCGACAAGGCGACTAGCTCGAGCGAGCGCCTGCTGATGGCATCGGACGCGTTCAAGGGGATGGACGCAGCACGCGCGCAGGCTCTTGGTTCCGGCATGGGCTACGACGAAGGTACGATCAACGTCCTGATGCAGGGTCGTCAGGCGGTGCAGGCACTACTTGCTGAGCAGGAGAAGATTGGCGTCACGAACGAAGCCGATGCGAAGTCTGCCCAGCAATTGCAGGCAGCATGGCGCGCCATGGGTCAAGCATCAACCGACCTCGGCCGCAAGATTCTCACCTCGCTCTCGCCGTACATTCAGATGCTGTCGGCCGCGCTCCTGAAGCTTTCGGAATGGGCTGCGACGCACCGTCCAATGGTCGAAGCGATGTTCATTGGGCTGGCCGCCACGGTAACGGCCTTTGCTGTTGCACTGGCGGCGCCAGTCGCGGGGATCGCGGCACTAGCTGCCGGCATCGGCGTCGCGGTCGCAGCGATTGCTGTGCTGTATGACGACTGGAAGACGTGGGTCGATGGCGGTCAATCCGCCTTTGGTGGATTTTGGCAGTTCTTCGCCGACAAGTGGGCTTCTCTCTCGGGCGTTGTTGGTCCGGTGGTCGCATCCCTGAAGGCGCTATTTGGCGACTGGGTAAGCAGCTTGGTCGACCTTATGCATCTTGTCGTCGCGATCTTCACCGGCAACGGCGACGACATTCGCAAAGCGTGGGTCGCTCTAACAGGAGATTTGGGACGCGAATTCCTAGACTTCGTCGGCTTGATCCGCAATCTTGGGCCAGCCATCATGGCTGCGTTCAAAACAGCGTTCTCGGCAGCATTCGATTGGGCCAAGGGGCGCGCTCGCGCCGTTTGGGATGCGATCACAGGGAAGCATGATTCGGAGTCGTCTGCGGCGCCTTCTGGCGCGCCAGCGAGCCCCTCAAAATCCTCTGGCGGCACATCCGTACTCGCTGAGGCCATGCGTGCGGCCAAGGCCTCAGAGTCAAAGTACGGCATACCGGCTTCTGTGACGCTGGCACAGTTCGCTCTCGAAAGTGGCAATGGCGCGCACATGCCGTCCGGCAGCAACAACCCGTTCGGGATAAAGGCGAAGGCCGGTCAGGCCTATGTCGAGGCGGAGACGAACGAGTTCATCAACGGCAAGATGCAGCGTGTCACGCAGAAGTTCGCCAAGTTCGATTCGCTGTCGGACGCGTTCGATGCACACGCAAAGTTGCTTGCGACCGCGAGCCCATATGCTGCAGCACGCACGCATGAGGCTGACCCCAGGGCGTTTGCGAATGCTCTGACGGGAGTGTATGCAACCGATCCGCAGTACGGGGCGAAGCTCAATGCGATCATGGCGCGAAACAATGCTGGCGGCGGAAGC